ATTTATTACCGTGACACTGCCATTGGATTGTCACCCGCAACCAAGCCTGCATCTATAAGACTTGAGCCATCACGCACCGATGGAGCATTGTCGTATTCTCTATCATTGACGCTATTGGCAGGAGACTCATTGGCGGTAACAGCACAAATGCAGAAAAACGCAGCATACAACGGTGCTACACTGCCGTTAATCCGTCTTAAAGGAGCTGAGTTCGATACAGTGCAGAGCATGACGGCTACCAATAATGCGTTTGAGAATGTATCAATCACGTCAGCAGTGGCTACCAATACGCACACAGTAACAGTGTCCGTGGAGGTCATCGGTACAGCAGGTGCAGCATGGTTCGATGATTTGACCATAAGCGGTTTAATACATGATGCAGGACAGAATCTATTCGCTGGCGGCACAGAGATTTCTACTGTCATCGATATTACAGACACGGCAAAAAGCGTGAACCTCGCAGGACTGATAGCAGGTTCAGATGTTGTTATTTTGAATGCTGGAACAAATACGGTGTTGGGTAGCGTGAATCAAAATGCAGGGTCAACTTGGCTATATAGTTCGCCAGTTCCACAAACAATAGATATAGGCATTATTAAGCCAGGCTATGTTACGCAATACATTTACGGATATTCGCTCAATCAGAAAGGGGCTGCATTGCCCATAATTCAATTAAAGGACAGGTCATACTCATGAGAAGAATAATAGAAACAACAGATAAGCGATTTATCGGTATAGTGTTCGACGACACAAAGCCTATTATACTTGACGGCTTCAATTTTGTTCCCACCGAAAAACTAGACTTGGGCAGCGGCTTGATTCGCTACTCGAACAGTAATTATGTAATTCTAACGGAGATGAAATAATGGCAAAGATAATCACGCGAGCAGGCTTAATCGTAGGCACAGAACTAATCATTGACGAGCCTAACAGGACATTCCAGTTGGTTGCTGCAGGGAATCTAGTAGCCAAGGACGGCGTAACAGTTCAAGCCCTGTATTCTAAGCTAGTGGATTTATGGGCGACGGTAACTTACCAAGACAGCCCATTCCCAATGAACGCGCTCGATGCACTGTCTGGTCAGTATCAGATAGGCATTGATGCAGGAGGCAATGCGAACGGCTGGAAGCCTCTTGATGTAGCTACACGACAGATGATGCGTGACGGCGGCTGGGAAGAATACGACAGCACAGGTGTGTTGCTACGGGTTTATGCTGGCATAGTTGGCTTGGGTTCTGTATCAGTAGGGTCACAAGTTTACTATCAAGCATCCCCAGCGGATGCTCCTACCAATGTCACATTCACCGACCAAGTTAATGAAGCTATTCAAGTGTTTGGCGATGTTGCCAATGGCAATTTTGATAAGCGTGTATTCTTCAAAGGTTACGTGCGCGAGCAAGGTAAGCTGTTTGGTGACTCTGTATTAGCAGACACGGGTAAGACAGGAACAGGCGCGAACATTGTCAACCTACTGCTATCGAATCAGACTGATTTGAAGATTACCGACCTCGATGCAGCTATGGTCAATGCGCCATATTCAACAATAACCGTGGAATACTTTACTACTGACCAGACCCGCATAATCGGTGGAGTGGCATATCCGTTCCGTGTAATTGTTGCAGGCAATGGTGCAACACTGGAACAAATTTACACTAAGCTTCAATATCTATTGCGTCAAAACACTGACATTGATAGTGGTGTGGGTACAGTCATTGGGCAGACAGCCAGCCTACTCATGGGATTCATAGGGAACACACTCAAAACAACCCTTGGTGTTTTTATTGATGGAGTCGCACCTGCTGACACGAACAGGGTTGAGTTTGTTGACCAGACAGGTGTAACAAGAATCAATCCGTTTGTGGCTGTGGGTACGCTGTCTTTCAATGCCGTAATGGTTGGTGCAGGTTCATCGTATCGCTTAATGTTCACTGCCCCTGCTGGGGTAGGTAATAATTACGGAGAAGCGGGGGCAATCACTGTTCAAGATGTTACAGCAACGGACATTACAGGCAACATAGGTGGTGGCTCAATACCCTTCGACTTCGATTATGACAACGACACACTCGGAGGCACAGCAAACACAGACAAGGCTGTCACTCTTATCGGCATTCGTCCCAACAGTTCCAAGTTCGCGGTTGCTACAGGAACTCTCACACGCAGCAAATCCATCGCGTTATCGCTTGTTGCTGAAGCAGACAGGGCATATGTGTAATCATGGCAATCACGTTTGATGCGGCTAACAAGGTTATAACGCTGGACACATTTAATGTGTCTGCTTCACAACTATGGTCGCGCTGGGTGGATTGGGTGGCTGTGCTGGATAACTCCAAATATCCGCCTGCCTTTAGTCAGATTGGGGGAGTGGCTCCAGTCGCCCTCTATCTATATCTGGAAAATGGCTGGCGGGTTCGCCCACAGGAAGCCAACGGCACAACCAAACTCACAGGCAACCTACTCGTGCAGGGTGGCGGCGACCCAGTTGTTCAGACGGTGGGCAACTGGAATGCTCTTGTAATCATAGAAGCCCCTATCGCAGCACAGGCTATCAGTGTGGGTAGTGGGTTGTCTGCTTCTCAAGATGCGTCCCTTGCTGCTATCGAAACGGCTGCTCAATACTCTGCTGATACAGATGGTGGAAAATGGGAATACGTTGGTACACAGATGCTTTATTACAAGCCAGATGGTACTCTGTTATCTACGTTCAATATGTTTGATGCTGCTGGGGTACTTACTTCTAATCCAGCCATGGCGTATAAAAGGGTTCCAGCATGATTACACGAGGCTTAGGAACAGGAAGTCTATTGACTCGTGGGCTAGGTGCATATTGGTCTAAAATTAAACCAATTATTGCTAGACACTTTTCTAGCTACATAACCAAACTCATTCATAGGGGTAGCATTCTTGGAAATCATAAATAAAGTCAGCAACATAAACACACGTAAGTTTGTATCATCACCATTACATAGAGTGATTTATCAAGTTGCAAATATAACCGTTATATATATTGAAAAGAGTAACACTACTAGCTTAGTGTTATTAAATAGTCGCATACAGGAGTTATGACATGGGAAAAATTTATATTGGAGACGTAGGCACTGTTCTACTAGTAGACGCTGGTGAGGATGTATCTTCGGCTAACCCTATAAGTCTAATGGTCAAAAAGCCAGATGGTACAATTGTGGAATGGGTAGGAACTGGTGTTGGGAATAAGCTATCTTATACCACTGTCTCAGGAGACGCAGACCAAGAGGGAATGTATCTATGCCAACTACATGCCACTTTAGGCGGCTGGGTAGGTAGAGGTCAAACATTTAGCTTACCAATTTATGCAGCATTTTCATAAGTACATGATGCAGTTTATTATTATTTATTGCATAATAACTATGGGTTTCACAAAAAAGAACAAGAAATAAAGTCAGACTTAGAATAACTATGAAAGTCGGCACGCTTACACCGCCAGCTTTAGAATCGACGCATTTGCTTAATTTTAAGCACGAATAAATAACAATAGAGGAATTTTGATATGCCTACCATCGTAACAAGAAAATATAGAACAGACCAAGTAAAAGAAACACTTAATAAGTATAGTCGCTTAGATAGTGGCGGTTTACCGACAGATTACCTATATATGTTGTTTGGTAAGTCTTCTGCGTGGGCTAACGAAGCTTTACCCGATGCTCCTATCGATAGTGCTGATTATCATGCATCAACATGGGCTGATGTTATTGCGTTGAGTCGAGTTTCTACTTCTGAAATTAGTCCTGTTGTTCGTCGTGTTAATTGGTCTAATACGAACATATTTGTCACTCTTGATGCGGCGAGTGGTATAGCATACGAAAGCGATTTCTATTGCATCAACTCCGTTCATGATGTATTTTTATGTACTGCTACATCAGGTGCTGCACCAACGGTTGAGCCTATCTATGATGGCACGAACTTGACATACACTGACGGTGGATATACATGGGAATATTTGTATAGTTTATCAACGGCTGATGCTGCAAAATTCTTAAGTCCTTTATGGATGCCTGTTAATTATAATACAACACTTAAAGTTAATGAGAATATCAAATCATTAGATTTATTAGGTGCTTCTGATGTGATGGTGTATCGTTTGATTGATGCTGCAGCGCCTTTTGACAATATGGTTGCATTCCCTTCATATCGTCAAGTTTCTTTGTGTCGGAATCCTCTTGATAATGGCGGTCTTGGAATCATCGTGGTATTAAATGAGTTGCTTTCAAATACACCAAACACTGCAAATACAGGCGAACTATCGTATATTGAAAATAGGACTGTTGTTTATAGAAATGTTGGACAAAGTGAAGAAATCAGACTTGTTCTAGCATTTTAAATTTAGTATAAATATGGTATATATTTGCAAAGAGGAATAATACATGATTAAAGATACATCAACCGCACCTTACTTCGATGATTTCACCGAAGATAAAAACTTTCTTCGTGTGTTATTTAGACCATCAAAGGCTGTTCAGGCTAGGGAATTAACCCAAGCACAGACAATTTTACAAAACCAAATTCAGCATTTGGGTGATAGTGTCTTTATTGATAATAGTAGAGTTCTTGGCGCTAAAACATCTGTTAACTTCTCAAAACATACCCTTGTTGTTACTCAAGATTCAAATGCCAATCTTATTACAGATTTAAGCATCTTCTTGGGTGCTTCTATTACCGACGTTGCAACAGGAACTAATGTTCTTGCTACGGTGACTTCAATCGACCAAACAAATAATGCATTATTGTTGACTTATAATGGCGGTATTTTTGTACCTACAGACACCTTCAAAATTGTTGGTAATGCTGTTGAGTACGTGATTGATTCAACACATAATTCAATCACTGCATCATGTGATAATGGTTTGATTTACACTGATGGGTTCTTCGTGCATGTATTCAGCGATGAAATTATTGTTGATTCAAGCGCAACTGCTCAAACATCAAAACATCATATTGGATTCACTATTGATGATGTCTTGGTTGACGAGAATGCTGATACGTCATTAACCGATAATGCTTTGGGGTCGTATAACTTCAATGCTCCTGGTGCTCATCGACTTAAGCGCGATTTGATTCTATCTAGCTACCTTGATGGTAATACGATTCCTACAGGGTTCTTAGCGTCTATCATTATATCCAATGGCACTATCGTTACGGACATCATGAAAGAGATTAAATACTCTGACATCCTTGATGTGATGGCAAGAAGAACTTATGATGAATCGGGTAACTATGTGACAGAAGAATTTGATATTATTCCTCAAGTTACCCAAAATGGAAATGCGTCGACTCAACTTGATTTAGAAGTCAGTTCAGGTAAAGCTTATGTATTTGGTTATGAGTCGTCTAATGATTCTCCAAAATTGGTGACGATTGATAAATCGCAGTCAACTAAAATTGAAACAAATTCAACCGTATATACAACGTCTGGTCCGTTTTTTGATATTGCTAAAACTGCAGGTGTTGATGAAATTGTCGGTACATTTGATGTTGAAAACCAAGAACAAATTTTGTTCTATACATCATCTGCTAATGCTGCTGCTGATGTGGGTGCAAATTCTCCTGATATTTCAGTTGCAGGAACTACACCTAAACTAGCGTCCATGACTAGAAATTCTCTTGGTGAGGTTAGATTATTCACCGTTGATACCCAAGGCTTATCATCACAGTTCAATGGCGTTAGAGCCATCCGTGGTGTTACGTCGGGTGCTATTGCGACTATTGAGTTGTATAATGGTCTTCCTGTGTTGGGCGGCACTACCGATACATCTATGCTTTTTCCTGTGCAAGAAGAATTTATTTCTGATATTCCTCTTGCGTCAATTTCTTATGATGTAACAAAATCTTTCGTTAATCAAACTTCTATTGTTGGTAATGTTGTTACCATCGCTCAAACTAATGCTGCTACTGATTCTTTCTATGATGGTAGTGGTAAGGTTGTTTATGTTCGAGTGAACGGAACAACTATAGCCGAAGGTGCTTCGGGTTGGTCTGTTGATGTTGGTGCTACAATTCCTTCCTCTTTGGTTCTTGATTTGACTGCTTGGGCTATCGCTAATGCATTAACGGTGAATACCGTAGATGTTACTATCGTATGCCAAAGAACATTGAATGAGAGAACAAAAACATTAGTTGACAATTCTACAGGCGATGTTATTACGACACCTGCAACACCAATCTTGACTTTGACTGGATATGATGTTACTGATGTGTATGAAGTTAGTGTTGTAGGTCATAGCACTATTCCTGATGGAATTTTACCTATTTCAGAGTATGCTTGGGGTACGGGTCAAACAGATTCTAGTTATGATGCAGGTTCTGTTCTGTTGTCTTCTTCTACTCATGATGTTTTGGCTACATATACTGTTAAATATAAGCACTTTTCTCATTCTGCTACAGGTGACTATTTCACTGTAAATTCGTACGCAGGTATCCCATGGGAAGATATACAACCATATACAACAACATCATTTGGTGATGTATTACCATTAACTGACGTATTCGATTTCAGAAAATCCGTTGGTAGTTTGGGTTCATATCCAACAGGCGAAACTTATATTAATTTCGATTTTTCGTTCTATCTATCTCGTATTGACAAATTGTATATTGATAGGTATGGTAACTTCGGAACTATTACTGGTCTTCCTGCTAAAACTCCTTTTATTCCAGCTGATAAGTCTGATGTTATGACTTTATCTACAATTAATCTTCATGCGCAGACGGGTGTGGTGGATGAAGTTTCTATTGATAGTGCGTCTGATAAAGGCTATACTATGGAAGATATTAAGGAGCTTGAGGGTCGTATTGCATCATTGGAATACTATTCTTCTTTGAATTTATTGGAGCAGGGCGCTAAAGACTTATTGGTTAGTGACGGCTATGGTAACAATAGATTCAAAAATGGTATTTTTGTAGACGGTTTCTCGTCTCATGAATTTGGTGATACGGATAATCCTGATTATAATTGCTCTATGGACACAGATAATGAATTTGTCCATTCTCAATTTAGTGTGAAGAATCACACTATGAAAACATCATTGTTGGGTGATTCTGTAGGTCAAGTTGCTGCTAATGTTGCAATCTCTGATGATAAAATCATAGATTCATCATCTGGCGTTTGTACTTTGGATTATACAACTGAATCATTTATTTCTCAGAACAAAGCATCCAATAAGGTTAATGTTAACCCATATGCCGTATTCGCGTGGAATCAAGGACAGGTAACATTATCACCAACGTCTGATTTTTGGTATGATGATGTGTCTCTACCAATCATTCGCAAAACAACTGGGTCTTATGCTGGTGTCGGTACAAGATTTAGTGTATGGTCTAGTTGGAATAGTGGTTGGTGGGGCGGATGGCGTTCTGGTGGACGCGGATGGCGTTCTGGTGGACGCGGATGGCTTGCTAGTCGCAGGGGTGGGTCTACTGTACGTACAACAATTCGTACGATACCAACCTTAACCACTAAGATTAATGATAAAGTTGTTGATAGGTCTGCTATCCACCTTATGCGCTCTCGTCCTGTTTTGTTTTGGGGTAAGAATTTTAGACCAAATACAACAATAAAGGTATTCTTTGACGATGTTGATGTAACGTCATATTGCACATCACCATCAGGATTAAAAACTGATAGTGCAGGTAATATTGATTCTAAGACATCACCTGGAATATTTTTAATCCCTGCTGGTCAATTTAAAACTGGAACTAAGCAAATTATTCTGAAAGATGCTGCAGAAACGACAGAAGGAATTGCATCATTTAGTTCTACTGGAATCTTGCGTAAGAATCAAAGAACCATCACGTCTATTCGTGGAGTTCGTACTATTGTGTCTAGGTCAACAACATTTCGTCGTCGTTGGGGTGACCCAATTGCAGAATCTTTCTTAATTGAGAAAGAAGGTGGAATTTTTGTTTCGTCAATTGACTTATTTTTCGCTAGTAAGGATGATACACTGCCTATATCTTGTGAAATTGTTGAAATGCTTGCAGGTCAACCTACACAGAACACTATTCCTTTAAGCTATAAGGTTGTTGAAAGTGTTAATGTCCAAGTGTCGAATGACTCTAGCCTACCTACTACATTTGAATTTGAGTCGCCTATATATTTACAGGACGCTACTTCATATGCATTCGTGGTTAAGACCAATAGTGTTAAGTATGAGATGTTTTATGCTAAAATGACAGAACCTGAATTGGTAGTTGGTGATAATATATTCACTAATGTTAGGTCTGGTCAGGGTATTTCTAAACAGCCTTATGCTGGTGTTATGTTTAAATCACAGAACGCCGAAACGTGGAGCGAAGACCAAAACTCTGATGTTAAATTTGTATTGAATAGATGTGTTTTTGATACAAATTCAAATGGTGTTGTTGAATTTAATATTGAGCCTAATACTGCCATGGACTTAACATTATTCAGTTCTAATATCCATAACATTACGTATCAGGATACATCATTATCATTCGATTATAAATTCTTGAATGCTGTTGGATATACACCAATCACAGACTCAGAAGACGTTGCATTGTTGTCTGAGAAGGTTATTGCGGCTAGTCCATCAAATCCTATGACTGTAAGAGCGACATTATCATCAACAAAAGATAATGTTTCTCCTATAGTTGATATTACTCGTGCATCTATTACGGAGGTACTTAATATCATCGGTCCAGTCGTGGATAATAACAATGTTAAGCATGCTGGCGTTTATGTTAGTAAATCGACATCGCTTATTACACCTGCCGAAGATATTAAGGTTATTTTTGATGCTAAGACACCAGGAGGCTCGTCGGTCAATGTTTACTTCAAAACCACACCTTATGTTGCTCGCCATGCTACAATGGATGCCTTGGCTACCCTAGCAGCTTCTAGGTATGATTTATTGGCTAATCGTAATGTGAATATATATTGGCGCGATAATGTTAATGCTGTGGCGAAGAAAGGCGGCTTCATTCCAACTAAGATTGGTGTGACTGATACCGTAGTTAATACTTCTGTTTGGATTAAGGATATTGTTTATTCCGAAGATTTGAATATTGCTAGTGCTGCCGCTATTGCTGCAAATGTCACTAAGATATTTGCCGTAGAAGGTACTTTGCTTGATACTATTATCCCTGATTGGGCTGCAGGCACGTTTGCCTTTGGTGATACAGTATTCAATGCAGGTGGTTTGTGGAGTGTGTCTAATGTGGCAGGAACATCAACAGAACCCGTTGGTCAACCTGCAGATTGGGATTTGATTCCTCATATTGCTATCACGAGCGCAATCACTAAAGACCCTGAAACTACATGGCGCGCTATGAAGCTTGATAATCAACCAAGCGTTGGTGCAAATCTCACTGTGTATAATGAATATACTTATGTGCCTGATGCCACACCTGATGAATCGTTTAAATCCTTTGCTGTGAAAGTTGAAATGGTCTCTAATAATGCTGCTCAAGTCCCCGAAGTGTCGAAACTTCGTGTTCTAGCAGTGACATAAATAATAGATATGAAGCCAATTAAAACTATTAAAGGGTCATCCGATGTTCGAGACGGTGCTACAAGTGCCGTCTTGAACACTGATACCATCGCACATAGTAACCGTTTAGCAGAAAAGAATAAGAATGATGATAATAGAAGCATGACCCAGAAAATATTAAGGCTGGAGATTCAGGTAGTTAGACTCAGCCTTAAGTTAGAAGCTTTATCAAAACAATTATCAAACAAGTCTAAGGATTAAACCATGCCAGCTATTACACCTGTATTAGAATCTAGTACGTTTCTTGATTGGAGAAACAAAACAAATGATTTAATCGACACTTTCAACATGCCTACGGTAGGCGCAATTACGCAATTAGGGTCACGTGTAGAGACATTTAACATCACGGAGTCTGCAGGCGTTCATATTGGGTGTGCTGTTACTGATAATGGTGATGGTACAGTTAATGTATCTGCAGGCGAAGCTATCCTTAGAACATCCAACTCATCTTCTGCGCCTTTGGTGTCTGTTGAGTTCCCTGCTGTTAATAATTTGATTTTGAATGATACAACTAATAACTTCATTTTTGCTAATTATAATGCAGGAACACCTGCTATCCAATTTTCTACTCTATCTAGTGATGTGAATGATACTGATAGAGGTATGGTTGCAGTTGTTCAGAAAAATGGTCTTAATTTGACCATACTTCAACTTGCTGG